TGGCTGCACCTGCCGTCACTGCACTGGTAAGCACCCGCATTGCCGCAGATCGCATTGAGCAGGGCGCTATCCGTCCTTTCATTGTTTTCACTCGCAGCGCCACAGAGCGCAGCCAAACCCTGAATGGCGGGGTCGAATCTGTCCGCGCCACGTTCGATGTGCAGTGCTGGGCAGACACCCGCCAAGCCGCAGATGCCGTGGCTGATGCAGTTGTTGCCGCGCTGGTTGCTGCAAATCAAGTTGTCATTACCCAAGACGCTGCCTATGACGCAGAGCTTGATTTAGAGGCTTCTGTTTTGTCTGTTGATTGGTGGCCATAAGTCACCCCATGTTCGCTACCCGGCCTGCTAGTTTGCAGGCCTTTTTTTTGTTCTCTTGAAAAAAGGAAATCACCATGTCAGTACCTAAAGGCCGTAATTGCCGGGTAGAAATCGCCGCTACCTATGCCGCTGCAAAAACAGTGACCGGCGTCACAAAAGCAGTCCCGCCAGTTGTCACCAGCACTGCTCACGGCTTGACCGAAGGCACCATTGGTTACTTTGACACCGCAGCCGGAATGGATGAACTGTTGGGGCAGGCCATCAGCGTAGATGCTACCGCTGCCAACACCTTCAACGCAGAAGGGCTGGACAGTACCAACTTTGGCACCTTCACCAGCGGCACCGTCACGCCGGTAGCTACCTGGCTCACCTTGTCAAGCGCCACCAGCTACAGCATCCCAGAAGGTGCGGCTGATGAACTTGACGCAACCACCCTGCTTGACCGCATCAAACAAACCCAAGCGGGCCTGATGCAAGCGCAAAACGTCCAACTTAGCAAGTTAAGCGACATGCAACTGCCAGCCCTGGCCGTGGTGCGTGCCGCTGCTATCAATGACGGCTACATCGTTGTCAGGATCACCTTGAGCAATGGCGAGCGCCGTGTCTTCCGTGGTCAGCCTGGCCTGCCCGGTGAAGAACAAGGCATCAACGCTCTGGCAACCAGTGGCTTTGGCATCAAGGTCAAGGGTCAAGTCCTCATGTTGCCTGCTGCCTGATGAAAGACCTGATCAAGCAACTGCGCGAACAGCGCATGACATGGGTAGAGCTTGAACCCGGCAAAGAAGTGAGAACCATTCGCCCTACAGAAGTCGATTTGGTTTCTCACTTTTCCAAAGGCAAAAGCCTTTCCATGGGGTTTGAAGAGGCCGCCAAATACGTGGTTGATTGGCGCGGAATTACCGAGGCTGATTTACTTGGCAGCGCGGTTGGGTCTGCTGACCCTGTGCCGTTTACCAAAGAGCTATGGGCCGAGGTTGCCGCCGACAAGCTTGATTGGGTTAACACCGTGGTGCAGTCTTTGGTGAAGCAGTTGGTAGAGCGCAAAGAAGCCCAGGACCAAGACTCAAAAAACTAACCGCCCTGCTGGACTCTTACCACGTCCAGTTTGAGGGCGAAACACCACCTGACCCAGACCCACTGCACAGCATTGCTGTTGACGCTTACGCCATGTTGACCACCAAACAAGGCAGCATCGATTGGGCAGGCCTGCCCTTTGTAGTTGCTTTGCTTGGTGTGCAAGACATTGACGCCCTGGTTAAGCAATTGATGACCATCAAATTCCACAAACCACCTACTGAGTAACACATGGCACTCGCAACACTCTCGATTGATCTGATTGCCAAGCTAGCCAAGTTTGAAGGCGACATGGGCAAAGCCGCCCGCGCCACAGAAAAGGCCAGCCGTGACATTAGCTCGGCCATGAACGGAATCAAGTCGGCTATGGGCGTGCTGGGGGCGGCTGTCTCTGTAGCTGGTTTGGTGAACATCGCCAAAGCCGCCATAGACAGCATGGACGCGCTTAACGACCTGAGCGATGCCACCGGTGCCAGCATAGAGAACATCAGCGCCCTGGAAGATGTAGCCGCCCGCACCGGCACCAGCATGGACACCGTGAGCACAGCTCTGGTTAAGTTCAACAAATTGTTGGGCGATGCCAAGCCTGGCAGTGATGCAGCAGCGGCCCTGGAAGCCATTGGCCTAAGTGCCACCAAACTCAAAACCCTAGACCCTGCAGAAGCCCTGCGCCAAACCGCAGTTGCATTGGCTGGTTTTGCAGACGATGGTGACAAAGCCCGCATCGTTCAAGAGTTGTTTGGCAAGTCAATTAAAGAAGTCGCCCCGCTGCTAAAAGATTTGGCAGAAAAAGGTGAGTTGGTTGGCACCGTCACCAAAGAACAAGCATTGCAAGCGGAGAAATTCAACAAGCAATTATTTGAATTACAAAAGAACTCTCAAGACTTGGCCCGTGATCTGGCTGGCCCAATGGTCAAGGCTTTGAATGAACTGATTGACAAGTTCAAAGAAGGCAGAGCCGCAGGAGCAGGGTTCTTTGATATTGTTGGCAACGCTTTGCGGGATGACATTCGCAGGTTGAACGGACAAGCCGCAAATACAGGCGGCGCAACAGGAGATTGGGGTCCCGGTGCAGGCGGAGGCCGGGGAAGTGTGTTTCCTGAGTTTGTACGCCCTGGCATTGGTGGATTGCCAGATAAAGCAAAAAGCACAGGAAGGTCTAGCGGATCTGCAAAACAATCCGAAGCCGACCGCTACCTGGAAACCCTACAAAAGCAGTTGGAAAAATCCCAAGAACTCAGCACCGTGCAGCAGCTCGGCTTTGACATTGCCAAAGGCCGAGTTACCGGGTTAAACCAAGCCACCCAAGAACAATTGGTCGCCTTGGCAATTCAGCTTGACGGCATCAAAGCCCAAACCGAAGCAGAAAAAGGGCTGGCAGAAATTTTGAAGCAAAAGCGCGAAGCCAACATTGCTGACGGCCTGGCTAAAGACGAATCAAACAAAGAATACCAAGCCCTGCTGTCCCGCCTGCTTGGCAGCACCTCAGCTGTGCAGTTTGAAGAGCAAACCAAAGGCCTGGAAGTCTTGCGCACCGAGCTTGAGTCTGGCCGCATCAAAGCCGACCAATACGCCGAGGCAGTCACCAGCCTGTTTAACCTAACCAATACCGAAGTCAGCAAAACCAATGACCTGGCCAAAGAACTTGGCCTGAGCTTTACCAGCGCATTTGAAGACGCCATTGTGAGCGGCAAGTCATTCAGCGATGTACTGCAAGGCCTTGAGCAAGACATCCTACGCATCGTCACCCGCAAAATGGTCACCGAGCCGCTGGGCAACGCCATCAGCGGCGCAGTGTCAGGCTTTAACCCTGGCAACTTTCTGTCTAGCCTGTTCAGCGCAGACGGCGGTGGCTACACCGGCGCAGGGTCACGCTATGGTGGCCTAGATGGCAAGGGCGGTTTCATGGCCATGCTACACCCGCAAGAAACGGTTATTGACCACGCTCGCGGCCAACGCGCCGGCAACAGCGTCAACCTGGTCATCAACCAATCCTTCGCCCAAGGCACCAGCCGTGCCACCACCCTGCAAGCGGCGGCTGATGCGTCACGGCAATTGCAATACGCAGGGCGCAACCTATGAGCCTTACCGTTTACGCCGATGTGATCGTGCCCAACGCCATCCTGGCCGCAGGTGCACGCGGCAAACAGGTGCGCAAAAACACCCGCGTGGTGGCCGCCAATGGCACCGAGCAAATCAACGTCGATTGGTCGCGCACCCTGCGCCAGTACGAATTTGGCTTTGTGCCGCTCACGGTAGACCAATGGGCAACCATTGAAGGCCTGCACGAAGTCACCGAGGGCGGTGCGTTTGGCATGCTGCTAAGTGACCCCAAAGACCAAACCTGCGCCATCACCGCGGGCGTTGCCACGCTGATCACTGGCACCACCTACCAACTGCACAAACGCTACACCAGCGCAGGCAGCACCCGCACCAAAGACCGCAAGATCACCCGCCCAATAGCAACAGGCTTTGACATCAAAGTGTCAGGCGTGAGCCTCACCGTAGGCAGCGGCTACACACTTAACACCGTCACCGGCGTGGTGACTATCCCCACCGCCCCAAGCGCGGCCACCATCACCTGGTCTGGCAGCTTCTATGTGCCCGTGCACTTTTTGAGCGACGAGATTGATTGGGAACTGGTGCGCGGCGGCAGTTTTGACACCCGCCTCATGGCTGGCCCTACCGTCACATTGGTCGAGGTGAGAGAGTGAAAACCCTGCCCACTGCACTAGCCACCCACGTAGCCGGTGGCACAACCACTTTGGCTGATCTGCTGAAAATCACCCGCAAAGACGGCCAGGTGTTTGCATGGACCAGCGCCGCTGATGATGTGACTATCAGCAGTGTGCTCTATAAAGCCGCGCAAGGTTTGAACATCAGCAGCATGGAGCACAGCGCCGGGTTGAATGTGGACAACCTTGAGTTAACCACCTTGGACGATGGCACTGTGTTCACCAAGCTCGATGTGCTGTCAGGCCGGTGGCGCAATGCAGACTTTGTGATAAGCCGCTACAACTGGTCCAGCCCGAGTGATGGTGTAGAGGTTCGCATGACAGGCACCGTGGGCGAAGTGCGCTTGCACCGTGGCTATATCACCGCCGAGCTGCGCGGCCTGCAACAGTATTTGCAGCAGCCCATTGGCAGCGTGAGCAGCAAAACATGCCGGGCGCGGCTGGGGGATGCGATGTGTACCAAAAACTTGAGCAGCTTTACCTTTACCGGCAGCGTCACCACCGCCACCAGCGCTCAAGTGTTTACCGACAGCACCAAGGCCCAGGCCGCAGACTACTTTGCAGAAGGGTTGCTCACTTGGACCAGCGGCCCCAGCAATGGCCTGGTGGTCAAGGTCAAATCATTTGCTGCCGGGGTGTTTACCCTGAGCCTGCCCATGCTTTCCACCGTATCCGTGGGCCACACTTTTAGCGTGGTGGCCGGGTGCCAAAAGCGCCTGACCGATTGCAGCACCAAATTCAGCAACGTGTTGAATTTTCAGGGTGAGCCGCATCTGCCGGGTATTGACGAGGTGACCAAATGAGCACCCGCACCCAAGTTGTTGAGGCCGCCCGCGCATGGGTTGGCACCCCGTTTCACCATCAAGCCCGATTGAAAAATGTGGGCGTGGACTGCGTTGGCCTGGTTATTGGTGTGGCGCGTGAACTGGCTTTGATTGATGCCGCGTTTGACGTAGTGGGTTACCCCCGCGTGCCCGATGGCACCAGCCTCATGGGTATTGTGCGAGAGCATATGACCGAGATAGACCGCAGCGTCATGCAGCCCGGTGACGTGGTGGTGGTGTCATTTGATCGTGACCCCCAGCACCTTGGTATTTTGGGCAACTACCGTCACGGTGGTTTAAGCATCATCCACGCCGCTGGCCTGACCGGGCGCGTGATTGAAACCCGGCTAATGTTCACCGAGCAAATGAAGTTTGTTGCGGCCTTTGCGCTGCCGGGAGTCGA